ATTACCTGTTCCTGCAGGACTAGTTGGTGGAACTGTTCCTCCTCCTTCTGGTGGAGTTGGTGCTCCTCCTGCTCCTGGCGGTTGTTGTGGTGGTCCTTGCATCATACCTGATGCTTGCATAACTTTAGCTTGTCTTAAAGCTTCTCTTTCATCATTTACAAATTTTTCAGCATCAAGATCAAATGAGTGTGCTATCTCTCTTAGTATTACTGGGAACTTTACAAAAGGTGCTAGTGCAGGATTTGATCCAATTTGCATAAGTTGTAGTAGTCTTTGACTTCTTACTTCGTTACGCATAAGGCTTTCTGTACCTCTAGCTTTTATTTCTATATCACCCTGTACATCAGGATCGAAATCAAATTGTTGGTTAAACGAATAGAAAGACTCTCCTAAAGGTTGTAAGAGATAATCATCTATATTTTTAACTACTGTCTTAATAGATATTTGGGCTGCACCCATAAGCATGGATATCCCTGCCGCTGTTCTACCAGTTCCTTGTATACCAGTTTGGCCATGTGAGAAAGACGGAATGCCTGTAGATTCATCGGACAAGGCTCGTGCTTTATCAAACATCATCAAATTCTGGGAAGATACATTAGGATACTGCGTAGCAAATAGTGCTTGACCAGGTGCTCCGCCTTGTCTCCTAAATATCTTACCAGGGTGTACTTCTAGGTCTTGACCTGGTACGAGATTTGTTTCATCTATCTCAAATATCAGGTTACCTGATAGAACAGCATTATCAACAGCCATTCGCATAAAGCCATTCATTAGCTGTTGTGTATCTACCATGTTTTCTGCTAGGCCTACTCCAAAGAAAGAGTAAGGGTTTAACTCATAAGGAGCAGCAAAATAAGGAATACGGATAGGCATAAAAGGATTAAACGCCAACCGTAAAATCTTGTTGTTACATACCCAAGCGTTGATTTGAACCAAATCCACATCTGAGTATTCTCTAGGTATATCCAAGCCTGCGTCTTCTGCAACTGTTCTATCAATGTTGCCCCAAAACTCAAAGACTTCGTAGCGATCAACGCTAACATTTGTCGAATCATAGTCATCTAAATCATCCTCCCACCATTGTCTGGTGTAATTAGTGCCCATCTCGATACATTCGTCTAGGGCATCTTCATCAAACAGAGGGCGATTTTTTAATGCCCTCATATCAGCATGGTTTAATTTATGTCGCTGAATCACATATTCTACTTCATCCATATTGTTTGCTGCAGGATCAGGATAAAAATCCCAACAAGAAACAAACTCTAGCTTAGGTACTGTCTTAATTTCAGGTGTGTAAGTACCATTACCTTCTTCGTCTTGTTCCCATCTAGGGTATTCTTTATCTTGAGCAAACGGTCCTTTTAGTATTCCTGTACCAAAAAGTGCCATCTCAAAAGCAGCTGATCTTAGATGTTTAGAAGCTGAAGATTCTTCTAACTGATCTAATATCTTTTTTTCCATAGTACGTGCTGCTTCTTCTGCAGGATGATATGTAATAGATGTAGGAGTAACTCCTGCACCTTCTTTTAATTCTAAATCATCTGCTAAATCTTTTAATGCTCCTAACTCTAGCTCTTCTTCTTTAGAGCCTGGTGGAAATAAACTACCTTGATTAGGATCTTCTTCAGGTGCTGTTGGGTTTTTAGGATCAAAGTGTACAGCTTCTTCTACACCAGAAGGTACTCTTGTTGCTTCTACACCTAAAGGAAATTTTTGTCCTGCGAATAGTACNTCAATGATTTGACCATACGCTGCTGTAACTTTTGTTTTTGTAACTTTTAAAAATACTTGGCTTTTTTCTGTTTCAGTAAACTGTGTCTCTGCACCATAAATACCTCTATAGTTTCTATAAGAGTCCATCCATCTTGCTTCTTGAGAATACCTAGAGTCACTAGAAGACTCATATTTGTTTTTTATATACGAGGCAAGAGTATCTTGCTCAGTATCATCTAATTTCATTTCTATTTCTGTTTCTGTACTTTGTTCTTCAGCCATGTTTAATATCCAAATACTTGATCAGCAGGTGTCCAAGGTTTCTTCCAATCTGTGTTGGAAAAGTCATACAATCCCCTAGGGGTTGGTCTAGACATAATGCCATATCTTAGTGCATCATATCCATGGTCGTAATCTATTTTAGTGTTTACATCTTCAGGGTTATTTTTATCTAAAGGTATCTGTGGTAATTCTGATATAAGTTTAACACAATTTGAAAAAAATTCAACCCCTGCTTCGCCTGTTTCTTCATCTACTCTTAATAGTCTATGTAGCTCGTTCTTTCCTGCTATCCTACTTCCTTTACTTCTATCGGACTGTCTCCATCGACATCCTCGTAATATCATTGTTTCTGCAATCGAAGGACCTGTTTGTCCTCTATTATGCCAACACGATGAGTCAAGTACACCATACCATATCTTATCATCTTGTTCTCTTTCTATACCTAGTATTAATTCTGCTAGTTCATCTGCTGTTTTCTTTTGTACATAAAGTTCTCTATATACAATTAATTTATTATCTGGTCTTACTGCTACCCATAAACACGCTGACCAACTTGAATAACCATAGTCACATGTTCTAAATCTTTTCCATGAAGTAGGAACATTATAAGGTGCTACTACATGTACATCTCTGTTAAACTCAGTGAACGCTGCACCTTCTGCAATGTCCCATGATCCTTCTAATAGTTGTTGTCTTTGTACTTCTGGTAAAGATAACAAGTTAGCTTCATATTCTCCTGCCTCAGAAAGGTAAGGATTATCTGTTAGTTTAGCAGGTATAAACCTTCTTTTAAATAAAGGCTTGTCTGCTTTTTCGTGTGTTTTAGGATAAGTTAGTACTTCTCCATTTTCTATATCTGTTGCCCAAAACGATGAGTTATAAGGTGCAGGATCAATAAACATCTTCTTAACCCACATATGACCTGGACCGCCTGGGTTTGTAGTGCCTCTCATGTACGTAGGTAAATCTTTATCTACAGTACGTAAACGAGAACGTAAGTAATTCCAAGCATATGGTGTACCATACTGAGTAAGCTCATCTACACCTATCCAAGTAAACGCTTGTCCTTGATATCTTAGAACGTCTTTGTCTTGTTCAAGATATGTCATCCATATTCTAGCACCAGAGGGAAATGTCCATAAAGACTTTCTTTCACTCCACTTAGCTCCAGGAAATACTCTTGGATATAGTTCCTGACTCTTTTGTACCAACTCTCTTAGCTCATCATTTGTTCTTCTAAGTAGAAGAGCACTATGATTAGGATGGTTGCAATAACGCAACACATCTGCTAATAGAGCGTAGGATTTACCGCCACCTGCTGCACCACCATATAAAACTTCTTTTTCATTAGATGCTAAGAAGTCTGTTTGTGGTCCACTGTTTGGTTGAAATACAATATCTCTTTCTTCTTCGATATTATGTAGATCATCTTCTACAGTATCAGTCTCGACTATATTAGCCCTAGGTGGTGGCTTCCTTTTGGATCGAATAATTTTGTGCTTCCCTGATGAGATCTTCTTGCGTCTCTGACCTTGTCTTGGCTTTAACTCGCTCCCATCTGATGTTTGCTGCTTTTTTATTTCGCTCACTTTCATCCTTCTTTAACATTTTAAAAAGAGCAACATGTGATATAGACCTTCCACTATTTGCTGATAACCATTTAGCTACTTCACGTAGACTAGATGTTTTAGCATGATATTTAGCTTTCTCTAATAGCTCATGTTGTTCTGGTATGCTTCTTAATAAGTCTTTTGAATTTTCTACAAGTTCCCAACCAAAGGGGACAGTAGAACCTAGTTTTCTTTTATACTCAATTTCCATCTTCTTCTTCTTCTTCATTATGTTTAGAAGGTAGTATAAACAAACCAGAAGGAGTGTTTACTTCTATCTTCTCTTGCTTTACAACGCCTGCTCTATCCAATATATCTTTAGCTGCTGTTAGCTTATCTCTATTACCTAACTCAGTAGGATCATCAATAATACCTGTAATTGCAACTGCTGCTTTAGGTGCATGCATAGCTAAGTATTCTTTTGATGCCTGTAATATTTCTTCGTTAATATTAGCTGTAACATCTCTCCATGTAGTGTTAGGACTATATCCTGCTATCTCCATTGCTAGTCTGTGATTACCTAGTGCTTCACCAAATAAAGCATCAATAAATTTTGTTTGTTTTTCTGTTAGTTCTTTTGCCATTTAAAATCCTGTTGAATACTCTTCTACAAAAGCAGTAACTGTTATATCGTCTGCTGCTCCTGCTGTTGCAGATAAAAGATCACCTGCGTCAAAGTAAATAGGAGAATCAGATATAATTAAATATCCGTTTGCTGCTATACTGTATGCTCCAGTAAGTGCATAATGTGTTGTAGCTGATGCATCATACCATTCAAGTTTTAATGTAGCTGCACTTGATCCATCAACATTACCTGCCATAATAGAAGTAACTACAGCACGAGATAAACTCGGAGTAGTATATATAGTAGTTCTATTTGTAGTAGATAAGGCTACCCCTACAGATTTAAAAGTAGGTATAGCCATTTATTTCTTTATACCAAACAAACATTTTTTACCAGTAGGTGAATCTACTTTTAAAGCTCCTCCACCTTTTCGGTAACCTACGTGCATAGTTTGGCCTGTCTTGGTAGCTTGTAGTTTAGCTTTTCTTTTACCTTCATCAGTATAAGAAAACTTTGTATCTCCAACCATTGGCATAGTATTTCTCCTTACTCAGATGTTTCTTTAGTTTTAATAGTAATATCTAAGTCTTTACCTTTTGGTGCAGACGCTGTTAAAGATATTTGTGACGCAGCACAACCTATCAAACTTAAACTTAATACACATACAATTATTAAATTTTTCATTTTTTTCTCCTTACAATTTTCTTTCCTGCTTTTTTATTACGAGGAAAGGATCTGTTCTTACTTCTTGATACTACTCTAAGATTACTTTTCTTGTTATTCTTAGGATTACCATCTTTGTGATCTATATCTTTTTTATCACCTTTAGTTACTTTTCCTTTACGTAGGGCAGCTCTTCTTACCTTGTTTCTAGATGCTCTTCTTTTTTTCTGCTCATCTTTACTATGGTAACTCTTATATTCCCTTTTATAATTTCTAGGCATATTAGTCCTTATACAAATTATTAAAAGTTATATGTGGATCTGTATAACTTTCATGCTCCTCACTACTGTGAGTCCATTGACTCGGAGCAAAATCAGGAGCTCCTTCTCCTGTAACCCATAATGCAGGATTAGTAACTCTTACTCTGTTATTAGGTAGTGCTACTATGTTTCCTTTCCATTCACCTTCAGTCAAATATAATACATGACTTTGTTTATGTTGGTCTGGGCTATCGGCTATATCGTCTTTAGTATAGTCTACTGTAAAGATATACTTAGCTAAATAGAACTCTCCATCTATCTTAGCATACCAGGGTGAAGAAGATGTTCTATCTAAAACTACTACTTCGTGTTCTCTAGACATACAATCCCATGGTTGACATAAATGGTTTTCCATTCTGTCAGGCCATTTGTCTAGTGGTATGTCAGCAACTAGACCTTGTATTGGCATCCGAGCCCACATAGCACCACCGTGTACATTAGGCTCATCATCTTCAGCTTCGCAACCAGTAAACACAATCTGAAAAGATAGTGATCTATCTGGCATACAGTTTACTGCTATTACTAATCCGTGTAGAAATTCACCATGATAATCTTGATGATTGGCTGTAAACTCTTTTCTTACCCACGTTTTAAAGTAGGGTACATTCGATATAAGATGTGGCATAGACTATTTTTTCCTAGTCTTTACCCCACCCCTTTTCATTCCTTTTGCTTTTTTAGCGACTCCGCCTTTGCTATATCCCTTAGCTTTTTTAGTAGCGACTCCACCTTTTTTGTAGCCTTTTGCTTTCTTCATAGTTCCGCCTTTCTTTAAATAGCCCATTTTATTTCTAACAGTTTTTGGTAATTTACCAAGACCTTTACTTTTTTTAGGTACTGTTTTCATTTCTTTTTCTTCCTTCTAGTAGTTTTCTTCTTCTTTACTATAGTCTTTACGTTAGTAGGTTTACCACCTACACCTTGAGACTTAGATCTCTTTCTAGTAACAGCACTTTTCTTTTGTGCCTTAGTCATACTTTTAGCTTTAGACCTTGGTACACACTTAGGATAAGATCTCTTACTTTTACTTGCAGACTTTCTACCGCAAGGTTGGAGCTTACCTTTCTTCTTGGGTGCACCTATATCAACCCAATCTCCTTTAGGTCCTTTACCAAACCAGGCTGTTAGTCCTCCTGTTGGTTTAGCCATTACTTGTATCCACCACCACGTTTCTTATATTCTCTAACTAACCATCCGTTAGCATAAGCTGATGGGTACACTTTAAATTTCTTTTTAGCTGCTGCCTTNACTCTNGAATACAATGCAGAGTTAGTAGGTGTAGCACCTTTCTTCTTAGGTGTCTTCTTTTTTTTAGCAGCCATTCCCTAACCTCTACCCTGTCTAATTTTTGCTTTTTCTCTAAGAGTTTTTTTATTTTTTTTACTTAATTCAAAAAGATCTAAAGTTTTGTTTGTATCACGATCTCTAATTTCACTAGGATGATAACCTACTATAAACTGAGCTGAGTTAGGATCTCCTTTGTATGATCCCCAAATAGGTTCTCCTTTATTTTTATTTTCTAATTTACTCATTTAACACTTCCACCTTCTTCTAGCTTGTCTAATACGAGAGTTAGGATCATTTCTAGTTTTAGCTGAACTCCTTTTTAGTTGTCCTGCTGATCTAGCACAATAAGACTTTCTTCTCTTCGCTGCTTTGCTACCTTTCTTTACTTTACCAGTAACTGCAGTCTTTAACTTAGAACCAGGATTAGCTTTACGATAAGCCTTTACCCCTTTCTTAGTCATACCTGCTCCAGACTTAGTAGGTCTATAGTTAGCCCCTTTGCCTTTCGTAGTCTTTCGTATGGGATTAGATTTCTTTCTTGGCATGTAACAGTTGTATTCTAGAGTACCACCAAACAAACGCTATGTTTATAGGTAAGATATATAAGAATACTCCCCCTTGATTCTGTAATAACGATGCTACACCAATGTACAAACTTAGTACACCTACGATGCACGCACCTATCTTAAATACTTCTTTCATCCTTTATCCTGTGTGAGGGTGCAGATTATCTCCACACCCTCGTACCCAGAAGTTTATTTTATTTGATTCAGTCGTCTTCCTGGTGGAATCACTGGATCTCAAACAAATTACTATTGACACGAACCTCGCAAGAATAAGGCCAATGAGTAGAGGGACTATGGTTTCTATTTATTCTTAATAAAATCATACTTCTGAGCAAACCATTCAGGTACTTCGTTAGTACTCCATAAACTTCCGCTTTCTTTATCTAAAGCTTCTTCAACTTCTTGTAAGGTAGGTATTCTTCCTAACTTAGCTATAAAATCTTTGTCCTCTTGCATTGCAGCCCTAATATAAAATACTCTGGAGTGAGGTAGGTGTATTCCAGTTCCTCTCCCCCCTTTTATTAGGTGTCTATAAAACTTCTCTAGTAAGTTAACATACATATCTTTTTTTTGAGTTTTGTCAAGTTTATTTCTATATCTTTTACCTATCAGGTTTACTGGATACTTTTCAGTCATTTTATACCTCTTAAAATTTTGTTGTTGACAAACCTGAGAAACCGAGTATAACTGTATCCAACTAAGTTGGTGGGGTTATAATACCCTACCCTCTGTTTATATCCATCTAGTGATTCACTAGGTAAGATGGACAGCACTTCGTTATCCCTCTCAAACTCATATAGCCTATCAGCTACTCTATACAGATCTCTTGATGCTGCACTTGATTTAATTAAGTTAGCTTTCATAGATATAATTTCTACATTACCCTCAATATATCCTTTTTCAGGTATTATTCTATCCAGGGATGGTGAGCTTAGATTCCAACCTTTTCTTTTATCAGTCTTATAGGCCAATTCAACCTCTGGGAAGTAGGGGCATTGTTTAGTAACGATTGTTCTCATATATTCTATATGCAGGTTAAACCTAAGTTTCTTAGTTCGTGCTCTATTCCTAGCACCTCTCAACATTGTATCTAACTTATATTCAATAGGATCAGCAGCCATTCTTTTCTTATGCCAATTCTTTAGATATTTTGCTTTGTCTGTAATCATAGATACATATTTTAACTTGATTCGTATTAGGTGTCAACTTAGTTAACAACATATTCCCTAAAATTATTACAAATACGTGTACATGAACTGCTTAACACCGATATTACCTAAATTTATGTAAGATAGGTATATACGTACGTATGGCAGGGTGGTGGCTCATACGGTGGGGTAGGTGTGTAAGTTACTGAAACTGTGTGTGTACAGCATGTTGCACTTGTTACACACTTGTTAGCTACCTGGTTACACACATTACACACTAAGTAGAGACTAATTCTCAACTGTTGCATATATAACACAAGTTCAATGCGTGGTGCGAACTGTTGTAAATATGTATCTATTTTTTATGTAGTTTTTAAGCAACTGTTACCAATTAGCAACAATTAAAAACACTATCCCTTAACTGTTGTTTAAATACCACACCCCCCTAGTATATACATTATATATTACACCTCATAGCTATCTAGTTTAGAATGATTATAAACTAAGTAATACTATTTAACCCCATTTAAAAAATGCATTGTAAAACTTAAGGTGGATAAGGGTTTTAAGCCATGATGTAAATTTTTATAAAGTGATTTGTTTTTTATATAAAAAATAATGGCTATTTTCTGCGGTTTATAATTTAATGTTTTACAATGTATAAAAAAGTATTATTAATAGAATTATGAAAAACAGTAAACGAAATAAAAACCAAAGAAGAAACAAAGTTATTAAGCATAAGGTATTAAAGCTTAATGATTATATTTCTTTTGTAAGTGGTAAGAATTTGTTAAAAGACAATTTCAATAATGATATTAAAAGTATGTATGATTGGTATAACTCAAAAGATATTAATATTGAACATTCAAAAATAAATAGACAAATATCTAGCAGATTAATAAACCCTAGTTATCAAGAATTAGAAAATTGTAAAAGACTAGGGTTTAAATTCCATGAGATTGGAAAATATAAAAAAGGTTATGATGAAACTCTTGATAATAAAATTGATACCTTTAGGACTACAATTAAAAATGTACACTTAGCACAACATAATAATCCGAGATATAAAACTTGCTCAAGTGTAAACAGTTTTAATAAATATTATAAATAAATCTAGAAACACTTTTAATAGTAGTACGCTAGATTAATAAGATTTAAGAAAGTATATTGATAATATACTATTAATATAATTTCTTAATTGGTGGCTATGGTTTTACTATCATAGCCTTTTTTTTAACTTTAATTAATAGGTAATACAATGAGTTCAAAATATATAAGGTTAAGAAGCATTCTTTTAAATGCAATAAAACAAGATTTAGATAATAATGATTATGATAATGAAGATTTATCAGTCTATAAAAAATGGCATAAATGGAATAAAGAAGGCTTAACTATAAAAGATAAATATTATTTTCAGTTTGCATTTAAAAAATACCAAATAGAGGTTGGCGATTTTGAAAGTATCGAATATTGGTTGAGTGGTTTAGCTTTACCAATTCCCTATTGGAATGATGATATAGAAGATTTAGGGCTATATCCTAAAACATATTTTAAAGACTTGGCACATACATTAAAAAACGAGGTGGAATAATGACTACATTTAATATTAATTTTAAACTAACAAGAGATGATGATTTAAGAAGTGACGATGAGTCATGGTTTGATAAAGAACATATATCAAATGAGATTAAATCATGGTTAGAAGATTTGGATTATGAAGTTTGGGATATTCAAATTGATGGTGCTTTAAAGTATCATGAAGAAGCTAAAAATATTTTATGGGAGTATACCTCAAAGCATGATTACGAAGAGATACAAAAAAGATTAGAGGAGTTAGAGGAATGACTATTACAACATTAAAAGAAGCTAAGGAAAAAACAGGCGGTGGAGTTACAAATAAAAATTCCAAAATGCCTGAGTTTACTTATGACTTATCAGCATGGGAATGTATTACAGGTGCAAAACTTGTTAATGTTAAAGGCTCAACTTGTGAGGGTTGCTATGCTCAAACAGGAAATTTTTTAAGGTATAGGCATGCAAGTGTTGGTGTATCTCATAAGAAACATTTAGAAAGCTTATATAATCCTAAATGGGTTGAGGCCATGGCTTACCAGATGAAGCATTATAAAATAAAATACATGCGATTCCATGCAAGCGGTGACTTACAAAGTTATCAGCACCTGAAAAATATTGTAGAGGTTGCCAAGTTATCACCTGATACAAAATTTTGGATACCAACAAGAGAGATTGGCTTTATAAATCAGGCTAAAAAAGAAAGGTTAAACATGCCTGACAATATTGTATTTAGAATATCAGCACCTATGAAAAATGGTAAGCTAAGGAATGAGACTTTTAAAAATACATCAAGTGTAATAACTGATAAAAAATTCTTAGGCAATTCCTGGAAATGCCCCGCCCAAAAACAAGGTGGTGCATGTTTAGATTGTCGTAAGTGTTGGGATAGCAATACATCCGATGTTGCATATCCTTTTCATTAATTCGGATAATTAAGGAGCGTATAATATGAGTAAAAGAAATACAAGGTTTATAGCTAAGATACCTAACACTAAAGAAGGTAATGCTACACTAGAAAACTTTAAGAAATATCTTAACAAAGATAGCTACAAGTTATTAGTTAGACCATCAGGTAAAGCTTCGGAGGTAGCCAAGATTACAGGCGAACCTTCTAGAACTTATTGGAGAGATATTCCTAAAGAATATGCAAGTGATTGGAGACTATATCTAGATAT